ATAGAGATGGCTCCCACTGCTGAGCTGAGGGATGTAACTGCGGCCCTACGAGTAGTAGCTGAGCGCCAAGAGAAGATGAAGACAAGAACCTCGGTTCAAGCCCCAATCTTACACCAACAGCTAACCGTAGTATCAGTGAATCTCCCAGCTCATGCTCTTAGGATTCCAGAAGTACACCTTAATCCAGCTAAGGAGGTAGTAGCAATTGGGGAGCAGCAGCTAGCTCCTATGACCTCCACGGCAGTTACCGACCTCTTCACTAAACTATCAAAGAAGAAAGGAGAAGACCATGTCCTCCAAGCAAGTACTAGAAACACAAAAGAAAGCGCTATTGAAGATGTTCCCCTTGCTGCAGAACAGAGCTTCCTAGCCTATGCCCAATAGTAGCAATCTTGCTCTTCTAGGTGCTCCTCCTAAACATGAGGTACACCTAGAGGATGCTAACGTATCTGTCCTTGAGGCTTATGAGAGAGGCAAAGTAGATATTAACTTCTTTGCAGGCTTAGCCATGCCTAGTGTATGTGTATTTGCGCTACCTCCTTTCTATGTTGCTTTATGGCAGGTTCTATGCTTTCGAGGAGAGGTGGATGCAGAGGCGCTCCTTCGCTTTGCATTAGGCCTACCACGGGGTCATGCTAAGACTACCTTCATCAAGATTCTAATAGCTTGGATGATAGTCTATGATAGAGTGTCCTTTGCTCTTATCATCTGCGCTAACTCACCTTTGGCAGAATCTCTTCTAGCAGATATCAATGATATCCTAAGTTCCCCTAATATTGTAGCTATCTATGGGGATTGGGAAGCGGGCCTCGCAATTGACTCAGCTGATACCAAGAAAGCAGCCTATCACAATAGAGACGTAATCCTAGTAGCAAGAGGCTGGGCAGCTGGGGTTCGTGGTATTAACTTGAAGAATCAGCGTCCAGACCTTATCTTCTGTGATGACGTACAGACTAGGAAAAACGACGAGTCTCCTACGGAACGAATGAATCTTCTAAAGGAGCTCACAGGTACTATCTTCAAGGCTATCACTCCTAGAGGAAGGCGCCTAATAATCTATGTAGGTAACATGTATTCTGAGGAGTGTATCCTTAACCAATTCAAGGGTAGTCCTTACTGGACTTCTATGGTTACTGGTGCTATCCTATCGGATGGACAACCTCTATGGCCTGAGCTATTCTCCATTACAGAGTTGATGGAGTCCTATGAGCATGATGAATACCTAGGGCTAGCTAATATCTGGTTTGCAGAGGTAATGAATGACCCCCAGTCTGAGGCTAAGAGCCTGCTACCAAAGCCTCTTCCTAACTGCCCCGCCACCTATATAGAAGACCCTGATGGTGTCTTTATAACCATCGACCCAGCTGGCTTCCGTAATAACTCAGATGATAACGTAATCGTAGTCCACTACAAGCATGAGGGGCGCGGTTATGTAGCTGAGACTCTTCTAGGTATCCTAGACCCCAAAGAGATTATCCTAGAAACCTTGCGCCTAGCTGTTAAGCATGGAGCTTCCCTTATAGGGATTGAGGATGTAGGGTATCAACAGACTCTAGGCTTCTGGATGGATTACTTCATGAAAGAGAAACATATAACTGGTGTGATGGTAGTACCTATGAATCCGCATGGGCGTAGTAAGGAATCTCGCATCCGATTATTCATAGCAGAACTGTATTCTGGAAACTACTATCTCCTCCATCCTAATACTAGGACTTCTTTCGTATGGCAGGCTTCCATGTACAAGGTAGGTAAGAAGAATAATAAGGATGACCTACTAGATGCTATAGCGTATGGTCTGGATATCCGAAACGAATATTGGCATGCCATTTCAAACCTCCGTAGAATCGCAACTTCAATAGAAGGCGAAGCTAGGGTAGTCGCAGCTAATACACCATTCTGATAGGAGATTTCTATGGACTTTAGCCTAGATCAACTGTTACAATCTATGAAGACATACGGGGATAACCTAAGAGCGGGGCAGGCTGCTACAGTCGAGGCTCATAGACGTTTGGTTAATCCCCCTGTACCTGTAGCTAACATGATTGTAAAGCCAGACCCTACACTAGGTGAGCATTTCCAAAACCTGGATAAGCAAGAGGGACTTCCTCCTAGAACACTTTTAGCTATATCTACCACAGAGACTGGTGGAGAAACGGATCCTATCCACGTACAGAATAGTAAGGATGCCGCTGGTATATTCCAACAGAGGGAGATATTCCGCAAGACCTACGGAATCACAGATTCTACCAATCCTCTGATAGCAGGAGCCGGTACAGCTAAGGCTATGAAGTCCCTTATCAAGCGCTTTGGGAGTGTAGAGTTAGCTCTAGCAGCCTATAACTGGGGGCCAGGTAATCTACGCAACGCAAAGTTAGACCTATCTAAAGCTCCTAGAGAGACTCAGAAGTATGTACAGAACGCTATGGCTATTATTAGAGGAGAGAAACCTCTGCGAGGCGCTGGTAAGACCTTTAAGGACGTACTAAACAAACCTATAACGGAGTGGAAAAATGGCAAAAAAGACTGATGTACGTCAGATACTACCTACGAAGGAAGCCCAAGCCAGCATCTTGGAATATGCCCAGCAAGTTTTGGCAGAGCATAAGAAATTTAGCTCTTACCAGAGCAAGATGGAGGCTATAGATGTAGCCTATGCTCGCTACAAGGTGAATGTAGACCCAGCAACGGGGGTAGTAGCAGGGCAGGGCATCGATTCCGCTACTACTCCAGTAGGAGTAATGAACCTACCATCCACTACTCCCCCTGTAGTGGTCTCTCAGGTAGATTCTATGGTAGCCTACTTAGCAGAGGTGTTTCTCTCTGGTACTCCTATGTTCCCAGTTGTCTCTTCTCCTGCCAATAAGAAATGGGCAGAGCAGCTAGAGACTCTCCTAGATGACCACGCCACCATTGGAGGTTATGCTAGGCAGCTTCTTATGTTCCTGCGTGACGGAGTGAAGTATAACTTCTCTGCAATAGAAGCTAACTGGGACTCTATATCCCAATATTCTCTTACAGAAGAGGTACTAACCCCAGGGTCTAAGAAGGTATCTAAAGACCATAAGAGTTTTACTAAACTTAAGCGCCTCGACCCCTACAATACAGTATGGGATTTCAACGTATCTCCTGGGGATGTAGCAGCAGAGGGAGACTTTGCAGGATATATTGAGATTCTATCCAAGACAAAGCTCAAACGCTACCTCCAGAGGCTAGCAGATGATAACAAAGCCTTCAATATACGGGAGGCTACTAAATCTCCGAACCCTTTTAACACAGCTGAGCAGCTAGGATACTTCCGCATGCCTCCGCAGGTATCGGAGTATATCAATGCACGTCGTCCTACTTCTGGTATCAACTGGTTTAAGTGGATGACAGGAGGAGATGACCCTAAGGAAGCTCTGAATACTAACAACTTCGAGAAGTTTACTCTATATGCTCGCATTATGCCAGCTGACTTCGCATTATCCTCTCCTGCTCCTAAGACAGTGCAGATTTGGAAGTTTGTTATCATCAACTCCTCTGTCCTAGTACAAGCTGAGCGCATTATCTCAGCTTATGATATTCTGCCAATTCTATTCGGGCAGCCCTTAGAGGATGGCTTAGGCTATCAGACGCAGTCTATCGCAGAAGGTAACATTCCCTTCCAGCAGGCTGCCGAGACCTTGTTCAATATCAGCTTTAATGCAGCTCGTAGGGCTGTGTCGGATAGAGCCTTATATGACCCTGATCTAATTAAGACCTCAGATATAAATGCACCAGTGCCAGCTCCTAAGATTCCTGTGAAGAGTAACTCCTTGGATTCTACTAAGACTATTAGGGACGCATATCATCAGATTCCCTTTGATGCTCGTGGGACAGAGGGAGCCTTGGACTCTGGTATGCGTATAGTATCCTTTGGTAAGGAACTATCTGGCCTTAATTCTCCTATGCAGGGGCAATTCCAGAAGGGGAATAAGAGCGTAGTAGAGTGGCAAGATACTATGGGTGGAGCAGACTCCCGTCTACGCTTACCAGCTCTCACCCTTGAGTTTCAAGTATTCCAGCCTCTTAAGAATATCCTCAAACTTAATATCTTCCAATATGGGGATGATGTTGAGCTAGTATCTCAAAAATCGGGGGAGACTCTCAAGGTCAATATAGACGAATTGCGTAGGCAAGTACTAGCTTTCCGTCTAGCTGATGGATATACTCCGAAGAGCAAGCTCGCTTCAACTGAGAGTCTAATGACTTTGATACAGCTTATCTCTCAAAGCCAGCAACTCCAAGCTTCTTATGGAGGCTCCTTGCCTGGGATGGTAGCCCACCTAGCTCAGTTAACAGGAATCCGAGGAATGGAAGAATACACGCCATCCCCAGAGCAGGCAGTAGCTAACGTACAGCAGAACGCACAAGCTCAGCAACCCCAGCCACAACAACAGCAACCAGGAGTACCAGCATGAGCCTCGACGATGCAATACCCAATCTAGCATTATCAGAAACAGAAGAGGAATTAGTAAGAGAAATCTTCACTAATCCTCTATTAAGGAAATTCCTTCGCATCATGGCACTTAACGATGCAAAGGAATTACTATCCCTATCAGTTATTGGTAATGATAAGGATACACTGGCGCAAGCCCACGCAGTAGTGCAAGGAAAGCTTCAAGTAGTATCTACGCTTCTATCCATAGAAGCACCTCAATCCCAGCAACCTAACTAAGGAGCATCACCATGAGTATATTTACTGATATGTTTAAAACCTCCACCCCGACTACTGGTACAGCACCCACTGTCCAAGAGGAGAAGAAATTAGGAGATCCCCCAGCTACTACGGATGCTAGTGGTAAGATTCCCGAGGTCAGCGGAACTCCAGTCAATCCCCTTGACGCCTATTCCAAAATGTTTGAAGATGCAACTAAATCTTCTGCCATCCAAGCTCCCAGTTTCAAGCTAGACCCTAAGATTCTTGGTGAAGTATCTGCTACAATGGACTTCACTAAGGGCGTACAGCCTGACCAAATGGAGAAGGCTCTAGCAGGAGATACAAAAGCTTTACTATCTGTTATTCAATCCGTAGGCCGTAACGCCTACAGTGCTTCCCTAGAGCACGCCACATCCCTCACGGAGACTCATCTTGGTCAACGTGCAGACTATGAGAGTAAGAAGCTAAACACTGGAGTACGAGAACAGCTCACCTCCAATGCTTTATCTAATGCTCCCAACTACGATCACCCTGTTGTAAAAGCAGAGCTGAACCGAGTAGCTAATCAGTTCGCTGCTGCAAATCCAGACTCCTCTCCTCAACAAATTGCTACCGCAGCTCAGAAGTATATTGCAGACTTGAGTGCAGCACTAGCTCCAGCTACGCAATCTTCTACTGCTAATGGCACTAAGGATGGAGAGATGGACTGGAGCAAGTATCTCTCTTAACCCTTATAAAGGAAACATATCATGGCACTACTAAATGGCGTCTTTAATACCAGCATGAACCCTGCTGAGTTGAACACACGGTCTTTCGCAGGTACTCTACTGCGCTTGTTCCCGAATGGCTCAGCTCCTATGTTTGCGCTGTCTTCCCAGTCCGGTAAGTCGAAGGCCAAAGCTTCTACTCACGGATACTTCTCCAAAACCATGACCTTCATTCGCACAACTTCTACTGCGGGTGATTTGGTAGGTGCTACCTCACTGACTGTGGGTTCTACTGTTGGTATGACTGTGGGCATGGTACTACACAACCCTCGCACCCGTGAGAACGTGCTAGTTACTGCTATCACCAATGCTACTGCTGTGGTTGTTGTTCGTGCCTTTGGTCGGGTAGCTGCTGCTGCTATCAATGCAGCGGATGTCCTGATGCAAGTAGGTACTGCCTTTGCTGAGAACAGCGCTCGTCCTACTGCTCGTCAGCTAGCTACTACCTATATCCCCAACTTCACGCAAATCTTCCGTAATGCGTGGGCGTTGTCTGATACTGCACGCGCCTCTCTAGCAGAGCAAGGCTACTCCAATGTTGCAGAATCTCGTAAGGATGCTGCGATGTTCCATGCAGTGGATATCGAGTCTGCTATGATCTGGGGTCAGCCGAAGATGGATACTACTGGCTCTCAGCCTATCCATGCTACGCAGGGTGTTATTGATGCTATGGAACAGTATGCTCCTGGCAATACCAATACCGCAGGCCCGACCACTACCTTTGCTCAGCTTGTATCTTTGCTGGAACCTGCTTTCCAGTTCTCTACTGATATGAGCAATGCTAAGACCCGTACCCTGTTCGGCGACTCGCAGGCTATCAAGGTTATCAATGACGTAGGTCGCGCCTCTGGCCAAGTCTACATCACGCAGAACGAGACTAGCTTTGGTATGAACTTCACCAAGTTCAAGTTCTATAAGGGTGAGGTTAATATCATTGAGCACCCGCTGATGAATGGCCTAGGCCTACAAGGTACTGCACTAGTCCTAGATATGCCGGCTCTTAAACTGGCCTATATGGATGACCGTGATACCAAAGCAGAAGAGTATGGTGCCGGTGGTAAGATTGTAGAGAACGGCACTGATGGTGTGGGTGGTTCTCTTACCACGGAACTAGCAGTAGAGCTGGTTAACCCCTACTCCTGTGCTTTGATCGAAGGTTTGACCGCAGCTGCATAAGCTGCTCGGAGCTAAATCTTTCGGATACTCTGCTGGCCGCTCCTCCAGCCCCCTTTAGTGGGAAAGAGTATCCACCTCTTTTAGGAGAATTACCATGACGCAAGAAGTCCAGCAACCTAAGCCCGCCGTATTCCAGCCTAAGCCAGGGATGTACAAGAACATCCGAGGCCAGAAGATCTTCAATGCCGCAGGCAACCCTCTCAAGACCACTAATGGCTACTTTGTCCCTGTTACCGCAGAAGAGAAAGAGCTGTGTGCCTACTTCGAGAGTATCGGCAATCTACGGTTGGTTAAATAAGTAGGTGATATAAATGAACTTCTCTGAAGTACTAGCTCATGTCCTTAGGATAACTTCCCGCCCAGATAAGGCAGTTGATGCAGCCCTTGCCATAAACAAGGCTGTTTCTTATTGTACTTTCTTAGGGAATTTCCGTGCAGATCTAGTAGAGTCCTCCCTTGCAATTGACCCTACTCTGTATGGAGATACTATTTCCATAGCTCCTCTGACCCGCTTCAGGAAGTTCACTTATGTTAAGCCAACTGCACAGCGCTATTACCTTAACAAAGTACATGAATCTAAGATATTCACCCCCAAGAATAACATCCAGCCTAATAGCTATTATGTAGCTGGAACCTCAATGACCTATGTCCTAGCAGAACTTACAGCAATCCTAGAAGTAGGGTATCTTACCTATCCTACTCCCTTGGATTCTGTTACTAACATGAATCACTGGATGCTAGACCAGATTCCTTACGCCATTATTGACCTAGCTTCTGCTTATGTATTTACAACCATAGGAGATGATGCCTCTGCTCGTAAGTACGAGATTTCTGGCTTAGACCTGTTTAAGGCTCTTCGTAAAGACCTGGCCTTAGAGGATTAAGAAAATGCTTTTTCCTAAGGTTCGTGCTATTTCTCAGAGATATACAACCCCAGAGGA